CTACATTGCCAAGACTGTCCATTATTTTTTTATCTAATTTCTTATTAAATTCAATTTTAAGAGCTGGAAGAACACTTTCACCAGCTGGTTCCAAAAACCTCTCCCTTTCCCTGTAGAAATTTAATGCTGGAGGAATATCTGAAATATTTGATCTTAGTGGAAAACCATTAAAGCCATAGAATTGAGCATCATCAGCCAAAGCCCTAGAAATATTAATTCTCACATCTGCTTCCTCGCCTTGCCAATAAAATTCTAAAACACCCAGACCCTGAGCAATTTTGATTAAATATTCATCCGATAAATAACTAGCTGTTAAAACACATTGCGTAGGTAAATACATTGGAACTTCTAATGTTGATACATTATTTTGTTGTAAAGATATTACTGTTTCTCCCCACCCAGATTCACCATAATCAAACCCTAATAATTGTTCTTCAGTAGTAAATGGATAATTTTCATATTGAGGTTTATGAACAACCCTAATAACCCCTTGAGTATAACTAGAAGTAATTGTAAAAAAGAATCGAAGTGATCCTCTGTAAAATCTAAAAGCATCATGCATGTGGATTATTTTGTCAGTTCTCTGAATTTCTGTTAAATCTTGTCGGAAAAGTGCTGCACCTAAATTACATGGTAAAGTAAATATTCTAACTGGATTAGTCGCGGCTGGTGCCTCTGTAGTTAAAGAATGAAAATGATGAAAGCGTCGCAAATTTTCGTATAAATGCATAAAATCTTCTCCGTGTAAAGCTGAATCTAATAACGTTATTTGTGGAACTAATGGTGCGGCATCATGGTCCTCCATTCTAATGTCTCCGGCTGCGTTAATTACTTGAAGTCCCTCATTTTCCAGAAAGAAAATTGGGGGAGAACCCAAATATTCAAAAGAACCATCAACATCAGCGGGACCAATAACGGTATCACGTGGAACAAAAAGTTCCTCGAAAGCATCACCAACAAAAAGAAGACGCTTAAATGCTTGAACCAAAGGAGGATTATTCAAAACAACAGAAAGTTGAAGACTACTCGAATTTAAAGCACCGTTGGAACTTCTAAATTGACCGTTAATAGCAAAAAATGTGACAGAGCCTGCAATGGTTCCAAAAAATCTCGAAGTCGATAATTGAACATTAGTGTCTTTATTAAATAAACTTACCGTTACAACCCAATTTGTATTGTCTAAAGAAAAACCTGTGAATCGAATAAAATAATTAAATGTTCGCCACTGTGGTAACGGTGGAGGTTGAGGTCCAGGCTGATCTGGAATGTCGGAATTATCTATTTTTAACATTGAAAAATTATTTCTTGGAACAGTGAAAGTCATCTGTCCCTTCATAGCAGCTTTAAACACTAAAACATCACAACTTGGAAAACCTGTTGAATTACCATTAATTTGAGTTTCTATAAAAACATGAATGCTACCAGAAATAATAGCTTGTCTGTTGACTGAGCGGTGATTATAATTAGTTTGGTTATGAATATATGGAACATCAAAAGCAAAAGTTTGTTGAGCATCTAAGTCTGAACCAACTGAAAAAGTTTCGTAA